GTGGGAGCGGGCGGATGTGTATTATTACCGAAATTTTTTGTTTTGTGGACTTATTTCTTGACCGATCTTAATCTCTAGCCAAGCTTGCAAGCATGAAAATTAATTGTGCTTACAAAAAACTTGTGAAGGTTGAAGAACTGATCAAGCATCCGAAAAACCCAAACACGCATTCGCCAAAACAGATCGAGCTTCTAGCTAAGATTCTGAAAGCAACAGGGTTTCGTTCTCCAATTGTAGTGAGTGAGCGAAGCGGGTTTATTGTCAAAGGACATGGAAGGCTTGAAAGTGCAATAAAGGCAGGGTTTGATTCTGTTCCTGTGGATGTTCAAAGCTACGAAAACGAAGCTGAAGAGTGGGCCGATATGATTGCAGACAATCGGATTGCTGAATTGAGCGAAATGGATTCAGCAACCTTAAAAGATTTACTTCAAGAACTTGACACAGGGCAAAACGACCTCGAATTGACAGGATTCACTTCGTCGGAAATTGAAAACATGATGCTTGAGTACTTTCCTGACGAAAACAAAGACAAAGAAAATTATACGAACAAAATTGAAGCTCCAAAATACACGCCGAAAGGTCAAAAACCTGAGATACAAGAAATCTATAAGCTTACAAAATATGAAAACTTTGTGAAGGAAATCGAAACGCTAGAAATCTCACAAGAAGCAAAAACCTTTTTAAAACATTCAGCTTCGAGGCACATCGTTTTTGACTATTCCAAAATCGCTGAACTTTACTCGCACGAAGAAAAGGTCATGCAAGACATGATGGAAAAGCTTGCTCTAGTCATTATTGACTACGGCAAAGCAATTGAAAATGGATACGTTGATCTGACAAGCGAACTTTACGATTTAGCACAAAACAACAATGAATGATTTTTGCATATTTATTCTCACTCATGGAAGACCTGACAACATAAAGACAATCGATGCTTTGCAAAAATCAAACTACACGGGAAAATTTTACATCATTATCGATGATGAAGATGCAACATCGGAAAAATATTTTCAAAAATATGGCGATAAAGTCATAATGTTTTCAAAAAGTGAAATTGAAAAAAAATTCGACACAGGTGACAATTTTGAAAATCGAGGTTCAGCTATTCACGCAAGAAATGTTTGCTTTGAATTAGCCAAAAAAGTTGGCGTTAAATATTTTATGCAACTCGATGACGACTATTCGGCGTTTGAATTTAGGATTTATAAAAATTTTAAATCAGTTCCTAAAAACATTAAATGCTTAGATGATGTAATCAATGCAGTTTTGAAATTTTATAAAAAAATTAATGCTGAAACCATAGCGTTTGCACAGGGTGGCGATTTTATTGGAGGGGCGCAAAACAACTTTGCAAAAAATCCAAATCTTCGCCGTAAAGCAATGAACTCGTTTATTTGTTCGGTTGACCGCCCTTTTAAATTCCAAGGCACAATGAACGACGATGTGAATACATATACGCAACTAGGTTCAACAGGAAAGCTATTTTTTACGATTCCAACTTTGTCAATTGTACAAACAACAACCCAAGCAAGTAAAGGTGGAATAACAGAACTTTACTTGCAAAACGGAACCTATGTGAAGTCGTTTTATTCTGTAATGTATAGCCCTTCGAGTGTAAAAATCAGCATGATGGGTGACACGCATCGCCGAATACACCACAAAATAAATTGGAACAATACAACCCCGTGCATTATAGATGAAAACTTAAAAAAATAAATGGAAGAAGAACAAAAAAAAATAGAAATAAAAAAAGAAGTCATTCGAAAAGTATTAGATGAAGACTTCAAAAACATCGTACAAAAAGTAAAATTTGGCAAAACCCTTACAGCAACAGAACGAAAAACACTTGAGCAAAACAGAGGGCAAGAAAAGTGGGAAGTTTTAGACATTTCAAGAAGTGCTTTTTTTAAATACAAAAAGCTCGGGATGCCTGAGCAAACAGACGAAGCAAAAGATTGGCTTCAAGTTCGGGCAGGATTGGCAAAGCAGGGATCGGGTAAAATTGAAATTGGAGGCAAGACATTTCATGCCCAGGATTTAATTGATCTAAAAGGTCAATTGATGGAGGGACAGGCGGAAAATATTGCCCTAAAAAACAGAATCGAAAAACTTAATGTCTTGGAGCGAGAGGGAAAACTAGTTGATGCAGACGAAGCACAAAAAGTCCTTTTACAAGTTTTGTATCCATTAAAAAAAGCCCTGGAACAAATGCCCGAGAACTTATGCAATGCATTAAACCCAAATGACCCAAGTCGAGCCGAGGCAATACTTGAAAAAGAAATGAATCAAGTATTCGAAGACCTTCACAAAAACTTCAAAAAAAATAAACAAACAGAAAATGTCCGCATTGATTGATCACGCATTGTCGGTTTTTCAACCACAAGAAAAACAATCTGTCACAGAGTGGGCAGAAAAAAACATTTACATTCCAAAAGAAGTTTCCCCTTACGCAGGATATTTCAAAGCAGGGTTCAATAAATATCTTTGCGAGCCCTTGAATCAATACGGCAATAAGCAAACCGACAAGCTTACAATTTGCTTCGCATCACAGACAGGGAAGACCACGCTGATGCATATCGGCTTACTTTATGTAGTGACCAAAAACCCGAAGCCTGTCTTGTATCTTATGCCGAGCGATAGTTCAGCAAGACAAATTAGCAAAGAACGGATTCAACCAATGATGCGAGCTTCAAAAGAAGTTTCGAAAATACTTCCTGACAATCCTGACAATTTCTCAATTTTGACCTACAATTTAAAGTCGTGCAATGTTCATTTGGGCGGAGCAGGATCGGCGGGAAAATTGGCTTCTTTTCCTTGTGCGGTTGTTTGCTTTGATGAGTGCGACAAGGCAGAAGTAAGAAACAAAAAGGAAGCAGGAGCGATTCAGTTGGCAAGCAACAGGATAAAAGCTTATGGATCATCAAAGCTTTTTGTTTTAGCATCAACGCCGACAATTGATGACGGAGCGGAAACAATTTTTCACCATTTAAAGCAAAGCACTTTCAAAACATATCGAGTACCGTGTTTGAACTGCAATGAATTAGCAGAAATTGGATTTGCAAAAGATGAAGAAAAATTTTCCGTGGAATGGGAAAAGGTTTTAGCAAACGGAGAAATCGACATCAATGCAACCGCATCAACAGCAAAGCTTGTCTGTCCGTATTGTGGGTTTTCTGTTTCTGATACAGCAAGCAAGAACAAAATGGTAAGCCATGACCTTGCCAAGTGGGAAAGCACAAACCCGCTTGCGGATGAATCGCACCAAGGTTATCATTTAAACTCGCTCTATTCATCATATATTAGCATCAAAGATTCTGCCCGAATGTTTCTTGAGGCAAAAGGGACAAATGAATTGCAAGACTTTCGAAACTCCTTTCAGGCGTTGCCGTGGAGACATGAAACAGAAGACACGCCTGACATAATTAAAATGAAAGAACTCGAGTCAGAATTTAGCAAAGGAGAAATACCACCAAACTCGATAATGATTCTTACCTGCGATGTGCAAAAATATGAATTTTATTGGATGGTCACGGCACATGATACAAGCGGAATTTGTCACATTGTTGACAATGGAAGGGCGGACAACTTTGACGAATTGAATGACCTTTACAAAAGATATCAATGCGACTTTGCAGGCGTTGACTCTGCCTATAACACAGGCTTTGTTTTGAGCAATGTCAAAAGGCTTGGGTCAAGATGGTTTGCAATTCGTGGGCAACAGAAGATGCAAGGACAATTGAACCTTGTGCAAGTCAACCCAATTGATGGAAACAAAGACGAAGCAAAAATTGGTACGATAACTCGATTCGATATAAACAACAGCCATTTTAAAAGAATGCTTGTTCAGATGCGAAATCAATCGATGGCAGGATTAAGCATTTACAGAAATGCAGATGCCCTACTTTATCGCCACCTTCTTGCAGAAGTAGAAATCGAAATAAGAGATCGGAGCGGACGAAGGCAATTTGAGTTCAAGCAAGTTGATCGAGAAAACCATTGGTTTGATTGCTTGAATTACGGACTTGCAATGGGTTATTTTTTCCGAAAGACTAAATCAGGAAGCAAAGTCGATCGACCAAAGGATCACAAAAGAAAACCTTTAAGCGAGCAACACGAACCCGAAGAAATGTAATGTCAAATCTCAGAGCGGACACCTTTCGATTGGAAATCGACAAAAAAGGCTTCGATGCTGTTATTGAAAGATTGGCAAATATTTCGGGAAAGACACGAGAAAAAACAATCAAAGCCGAGCTTGGTCATGTTTTTGTTGGAGCAATTAAGCAAACACCAATTGCTACAACTAAAGCAATTGTAAAAAGAACAATTCCCGAGGGCAAAAGATACAAAGGGCAAAAAGGTGGAAGGCTTGTTACCATGCACACGGATGGCAAGAAAAAGCACGTCGGAAGACCAATTAAGTCAGTGAAGGGTGAGTTTGGCGGGCAATACTACAAACTTCCATATCCGTTCCAAAGTTGGATAGGTTACCCAATTAAGCAAACAGCAAAGCGACAAGCATACAAAACAGGAAAGAAAAAAGGCAGACTGAAAAAAATTAAGAAAAAAGATCGTATTAATTCAGGGGAATGGCCGAAGTACATTTTCGGGCAAGAAAGAAAAGCGGACAAAATAATAGCTCGTAAGGGCTTAACGGCAGGCGTGTTTTATTGGATGGCAAAAGAAGGAAAAGTTCGATTTCCAAGACAACCAAAAGGAGCAAATTTGATGCGATCGAAAGAGGTGACAAAACTAGTTCGGCAATCAATAAGAGTAAAAGACAAAAAAGTGAAAAATGATTACACGCTTGCAATCGCTTCAGTTGGAATGAAAGTTGCAGGTCGAGCAGGATTGCAACGAAAACTTGATGACTCAATCCAAAGAAGGCAAAAGCTTTTCCTTGATTCTATGCAGAAAGGCTTTATTGATGATTTAAAGAAATTCATGCCGAAATACTATCCATTACTTTTCAAATGACTACAAAATACAGAACAGAGCAACAGCAACTTGATTTCCTGCAAAAAAGAATTGAGCGACTAGAAAAAACCCTCGAACGATTGGAAAGCCTTGGCATGACAAGTTTTAGTTCAGCAGGACAAAGTAAGTCTTTTAGGTCACAAGAAGAAATTCGGCAAGAGCTTGAAGTGGCAACAAAAGAATATGAAATAATCAATTCAAGGATTCAAGGAATAGAAAACAACTTCCCATTTAAGGAGACAATCGTATGCGACCGCAAACATTACTAGACGGAAAAGGAAACGAAATTCAGTTTGGCTATTCTGCAAGCCGACCAAGTTGGCGAAAGCAAAATGATGCACTTGATCGATCTTCAATTTTAGAGAGTGAAGACAAGGTGCTTCAGCGAGGCAATCGCCTTGAAATGTTAAGCACTTTGCGTGACCTAGAAAGAAACAACCCAATAGCAAGAAGCATCGTTCAAGTCTTTGTTTCTAATCTTGGTCAATGTTCTTTTCAAAGCATGACAGGTGTGGAAGATTATGACCAAGAAAGAAACAAGCTTTTCAAAAGATATTTTAAAAATTGTGAGGTCACAGGTTTCGGAATGCAAAAAGTTCTTCAACACATTATTTCGGATCTTTTACTCGCAGGCGAAGTTTTTGTTCTTCTCACAAAAAGCGGATCCATCCAATTGATACCAAGCGAGCGAGTCGCAAGCTCGATGGATAAATCAAAGATGCGAGAAAATGAATCCGCAGGAATTGTTTCCAATAGATTTGGCACGGCACAATCTTATCGAGTTTGCCAAATGAAAGACGGAATGGTTGATGATTCAAATGCAAGTTATGTTCCTGCAAGCAACATCATTCACATTTCAAACAATTTAAGAATCGGACAGCAAAGAGGAACGCCAATGCTTGCTTCGGCAACTAAAACATTGCAAGACATTCACGAAGTCCAAACAGCCTACACGGCGAAGGTCAAGGTAAGTTCAGCATTGACGGGATTTATAACAAGCAACCAACCCTATTCCGCAAGGTGGGATGGAAACGACTTTGAAGGTGATCAAATGCGGTCAAGTTATAAAAAACTTTATTCGGGTTCTTTGCTTCTTTTAGAAAATGGAGAAAGCGTGCAGACAATCCAGGGAGGAGCAATCGACGGAGTCGATGCTTTCATGACTCAACTCATTTCCTTTGCTTGCTCGAGCGTTGGAATAACGGTTGAAAACTTGGTCGGTTGGTCAAATGCTTCTTTTAGTTCTTCGAAAGCAACTAGGGAAGTTACCAATCACAGGTTTAAGCAAATTCGTGAAATGCTCGAGGATACCTTTTTGCGAAGGCTTTCAAGGTGGAGAACTTACAAATTCGAAAACAATGAAGAAATTTCGCCAAATGAGGAAAGGGAAGAAGTCGAGTTTCAATGGACAAGATCGCCAACCCTTGACAGAAGGCAAGATGCACAAACAGATGCCCTG